TCTGGCTCAGGAAGGCGGTATCGGCTTTATCCACAAAAACATGTCCATTGAACGCCAGGCAGAAGAAGTTCGCCGTGTGAAAAAACACGAATCTGGCGTGGTAACCGATCCGCAGACCGTACTGCCAACTACGACGCTGCGTGAAGTGAAAGAACTGACCGAGCGTAACGGCTTTGCTGGCTACCCGGTTGTTACCGAAGAAAACGAACTGGTCGGCATTATCACCGGTCGTGACGTGCGTTTTGTGACCGACTTGAGCCAGCCGGTTAGCGTTTACATGACGCCGAAAGAGCGTCTGGTAACCGTGCGTGAAGGCGAAGCCCGTGAAGTGGTGCTGGCAAAAATGCACGAAAAACGCGTTGAAAAAGCGCTGGTGGTTGATGATGAATTCCACCTGATCGGCATGATCACTGTTAAGGACTTCCAGAAAGCGGAACGTAAACCGAACGCGTGTAAAGACGAACAAGGCCGTCTGCGTGTAGGTGCAGCGGTTGGCGCGGGCGCTGGTAACGAAGAGCGTGTTGATGCGCTGGTTGCCGCAGGCGTTGACGTTCTGCTGATCGACTCCTCTCACGGTCACTCTGAAGGTGTTCTGCAGCGTATCCGTGAAACTCGCGCTAAATATCCTGACCTGCAAATTATCGGCGGCAACGTGGCAACTGCTGCAGGTGCCCGCGCGCTGGCAGAAGCCGGTTGCAGTGCCGTTAAAGTGGGTATCGGCCCTGGTTCTATCTGTACGACGCGTATCGTGACTGGCGTCGGTGTTCCGCAGATCACCGCCGTTGCTGATGCAGTAGAAGCCCTGGAAGGTACCGGCATTCCGGTTATCGCTGACGGCGGTATCCGTTTCTCAGGCGATATCGCTAAAGCTATCGCCGCTGGCGCAAGCGCGGTGATGGTAGGTTCCATGCTGGCAGGTACTGAAGAATCTCCGGGTGAAATCGAACTCTACCAGGGCCGTTCTTACAAATCTTACCGTGGTATGGGTTCCCTGGGCGCGATGTCCAAAGGTTCTTCTGACCGTTACTTCCAGAGCGACAACGCTGCCGACAAACTGGTGCCGGAAGGTATCGAAGGCCGCGTAGCCTATAAAGGTCGCCTGAAAGAGATCATTCACCAGCAGATGGGCGGCCTGCGCTCCTGTATGGGCCTGACCGGCTGTGGTACTATCGACGAACTGCGTACTAAAGCGGAGTTTGTACGTATCAGCGGTGCGGGCATTCAGGAAAGCCACGTTCACGACGTGACCATTACTAAAGAGTCCCCGAACTACCGTCTGGGCTCCTGATTCTCTTCGCCCGACTTCATGTCGGGCGATTTATATTATCTGTTTCACTTGCCTCGGAATAAGCGTCAATGACGGAAAACATTCATAAGCATCGCATCCTCATTCTGGACTTCGGTTCTCAGTACACTCAACTGGTTGCGCGCCGCGTGCGTGAGCTGGGTGTTTACTGCGAACTGTGGGCGTGGGATGTGACAGAAGCACAAATTCGTGACTTCAATCCAAGCGGCATTATTCTTTCCGGCGGCCCGGAAAGCACCACCGAAGAAAACAGCCCGCGTGCGCCGCAGTATGTCTTTGAAGCAGGCGTACCGGTATTCGGCATTTGCTATGGCATGCAGACCATGGCGATGCAGTTGGGCGGTCACGTTGAGGCCTCTAATGAACGTGAATTTGGCTACGCGCAGGTTGAAGTCGTAAACGACAGCGCACTGGTTCGCGGTATCGAAGATGCGCTGACCGCAGATGGTAAACCGCTGCTGGACGTCTGGATGAGCCACGGCGATAAAGTTACCGCTATCCCGTCCGACTTCGTCACCGTAGCCAGCACCGAAAGCTGCCCGTTTGCCATCATGGCCAACGAAGAAAAACGCTTCTATGGCGTACAGTTCCACCCGGAAGTGACTCACACCCGCCAGGGTATGCGCATGCTGGAGCGTTTTGTGCGTGATATCTGCCAGTGTGAAGCCCTGTGGACGCCAGCGAAAATTATCGACGACGCTGTAGCTCGCATCCGCGAGCAGGTAGGCGACGATAAAGTCATCCTCGGCCTCTCTGGTGGTGTGGATTCCTCCGTAACCGCAATGCTGCTGCACCGCGCTATCGGTAAAAACCTGACTTGCGTATTCGTCGACAACGGCCTGCTGCGTCTCAACGAAGCAGAGCAGGTTCTGGATATGTTTGGCGATCACTTTGGTCTGAACATTGTTCACGTTCCGGCAGAAGATCGCTTCCTGTCAGCGTTGGCCGGCGAAAACGATCCGGAAGCAAAACGTAAAATCATCGGGCGCGTTTTCGTTGAAGTATTCGATGAAGAAGCGCTGAAACTGGAAGACGTGAAGTGGCTGGCGCAGGGCACTATCTACCCTGACGTTATCGAATCTGCGGCGTCTGCAACCGGTAAAGCGCACGTCATCAAATCTCACCACAACGTGGGCGGCCTGCCGAAAGAGATGAAGATGGGCCTGGTTGAACCGCTGAAAGAGCTGTTCAAAGACGAAGTGCGTAAGATTGGTCTGGAGCTGGGCCTGCCGTATGACATGTTGTACCGTCACCCGTTCCCGGGACCAGGCCTTGGCGTTCGTGTTCTGGGGGAAGTGAAGAAAGAGTATTGTGACCTGCTGCGCCGTGCTGACGCCATCTTCATTGAAGAACTGCGTAAAGCGGACCTGTACGACAAAGTCAGCCAGGCGTTCACCGTCTTCCTGCCAGTACGTTCCGTTGGCGTAATGGGCGATGGTCGTAAGTATGACTGGGTTGTCTCTCTGCGTGCTGTCGAAACCATCGACTTTATGACCGCACACTGGGCACATCTGCCGTACGATTTCCTCGGTCGCGTTTCCAACCGCATTATCAATGAAGTGAATGGTATTTCCCGCGTGGTGTATGACATCAGCGGCAAGCCACCAGCAACTATTGAGTGGGAATGATTAACAGCTAACTCATAGCAAGTCATTCCTATTCAGATACTAATTCAACCCTCTGTTTTTACAGAGGGTTTTTGTTTTTATGTATTCATTTCTATTCACTCTACACCATATTTTTCTGCGGTACAGGTGACGGTATTACCTTAAAGGTATACTCTCATACCGTCATGAAAATGGTTTCTATACGGGTGAATTGTGCTTACCGATACAAAATTAAAAAACCTCAAGCCGCAGGACAAACTGTACAAGGTCTCCGATCGTGACGGGCTGTATGTAGCTGTGCTTACGTCAGGCACGGTCTCGTTTCGCTATGACTACCGTATCAACGGTCGCCGCGAAACACTGGTAATCGGGCAGTATGGGCGTGACGGTATCAGCCTGGCAGAAGCGCGAGAAGAACTGATTGCTGCAAAGAAGCTGCTTAAAGCAGGCCAGTCGCCGGCTGCGGCTAAACGTGACGGTATCAAAAAGATTCGTGGTGCCGAGACGTTTGCGGTACATACCGACAGTTATATGAAACACGTCATCCTGGCTGAAAGTACCCGCGCAATGAAGCAGGCAGTGATCGACCGTGACATACTTCCGGTTCTTGGCAACAAAATGATGGCTGAAATTACCACATCGATGGTTCGTGATTTGTGTGACCGGATTGTCGAACGCGGTGGTCGGGCAACAGCAGTACAGGCAAGGGAGATCATCAGCAGCGTATACCGTCACGCCAATGACCGTGGTCATGGTTTGTTTAATCCTGCGGCTGACATTAAACCTTCGTCTATCGCCATATTTAAACCACGAGAGCGAACACTGACACCAGAAGAAATTGGCCTGTTCTTCCGTACGCTGGATGCCATTGGTGCTATGGGCACTATGAAAATGGCTTTAAAGCTGGTGCTTATCACTATGGTTCGTAAAGGCGAATTCACCAACGCAACGTGGGATGAAATAGATTTTAAAAAATGGACATGGACCATTCCTTCAGACCGCATGAAGGGAAGCCGGGCGCACGTTATTTACCTGCCTAAACAGGCTCAGGATATATTGGTCGGATTGCAGATGTGCGCTGGTGGAAGTGAATATCTGGTTCCTGGTCGTTACAATTTCCGGAAGCCATTATCTAATGCCGCGCTGAACTCTCTGATCGACAGAACGGTGAAAATAATAAATGAAGATGGTGAGCATATTCAGGGCTTCACCGTACACGATATGCGCCGTACAGCCAGTACATTGTTGCATGAGGCTGGTTATCCTTCAGACTGGATTGAAAAGGCTCTGGCACATGAGCAGAAAGGTGTGCGCGCCGTATATAACAAAGCGGAATACGCCAGACAGCGCGCCTACATGTTGCAGCAGTGGGCCGATATGATTGATTCCTGGATTGACGGGGAGCATACGGATCTGATTCCGTTCTCCCCGTCGAAGTTTGAGAAGTGGATGGCGGGGGAATAACGTTTAATTATTCTGCTGATTTTCTTCCATCTCGGCTTCTGCTGCCAGTGATTCAATTTTATCTGTGAATATTGCTGACAGTGTTGCAAATTCAGCATCAGTGACAGCGGGAATTGGAACAAACCTGATCCCGCTGTGTGCAAGCATGTTTGCAGTTTCAAGGCATTTCCTTAAATCTGCTGGTGATGCCCTGTTCATGCTGCACGCTCCCGCCCCTGGTTGTCTGTTGGTGACAGCGGAGCATTGCTGAATGCATTTGTTAATCCGGCAATATCCAACGCGTATCCAGGATGTAGTTGCACTGCCGGGTCTTCACACTGATTACCCCAAACATCGAAACCATGAGACGTCTGGCGGGCGAACAGTTCAATGCGAGAAACATCGCCTAACAATTGCACAAGTTTTTCACGAACGATATCTGGTTTTCTTGAGTGCTCAAGCCGCGGTGCGGTAAATGACTGAACGATCCCTGCATTAATGCGCGTAGGTAGTTTTCCCTTTACTGCAAACAGGCAATCTTCACTATTGGCGCGAGTCATGTGTCCCATACCCATAACCAGTTTATCTGGTTGTCGACTACCACATTTTATCCACGTGAAGCCCTTCATGGTCATCAGACGGAATCCCCAGGCTTCAACAACTTTTAGCGCTTCGAGTGGTTGTGTTGGCACCCACCACATGGCCAACAGACAGTTTTCATCGGCCAAATCCCACACAGGAAGGCGGCAGATATCCAGCACACTCATAACCGGATATTTAAAACCGGCACCGCGATTACCATCTGCGGCTTTATCCCGGTATACCCAGGGTGGATCTGCATAGATTAGCGTGTATTTCTTAGTCATAAACCACCCCGCAACATCCTATACCGCTATAGTCGCCACGGCGAAGGCCGTTACCTTTTGTGATACATTGGTCCCTGCGAACCGCGATCCTTGCACGCTCAACATCACCAGAAGCAACATCCATACACTGAAGCCAAAGGTGGGCAGCAATGCGGAACTGCCCTTTTTTCTCTCTTTCAATCGCGCGTTTTTCGATCTCTATCGCCGCAGGAGTAACGGCAACAACCTTTGAAGGGCTGCGCATTGAAACCTTGTTCATGTGATATTTTTCAAGTCGGCTTAACTTTCTCACTTAATCCAACCCTCTCTGAAAATTAATGCCAGCAGATAAAGCCATGCTGAAACAGAGGCCAGGAATAAGTACCATCCTGACCATTTGCTCCAGTGCCTTAGCAGCACACTCATGCCGCGTTGCTCACAGGACGATATACACGTTGCTGAACAGGAGGTTTTTTACCCTGGAACTCTGCCGGGCTTGCTGCCTGACGTTCATCAAGCCAACGCTCAACTTCATCACGGTTCCATGCGCAGCGTTTGTCAGTGATATACCAGCGTTTAGGAAATTCCCCTGCGCGCTCCATACGGTCGATAGTGCTCCATGACAGTGGCACCACCGCCAGGAGTTCCTTCTTACCTAATGCACCTTTCATAAATACCTCTCTTGGTTGCAGTGCGGCGCGCGTGGCGCCGCGGTGGTGGTTACATAGATGTTTCGTTTAATTCTTCCCGACGAACGCTGTAAACGTCGGTGGCTTTTGCCAGCAGTTCGTCATCATCTGAAAGTTTTTGTGCAATGTATTTGTAAGCCTTATCCAGTTCGGAGACAGTGCTGTAATTCATCGCTGCGCTGGTAAAGGCCATCAGCATTTCTTCTGGATCACGGCTATCCGCTTTACGCGTTTGCTCATCAGGCTTTTTCGCTGGTTTAGCGTTGATCAGACTGTTCATTCCCGCAGCAGTGGTCGTTTGCGGAGTAATGTCTCGCTCAACGCGCGGTGCCGTTTCCTGTAATTCGTCAGGGGTGTAAACACCGAGAAGTACATCAGGAGCGTGCAGGCGAGCCCATCGTTTCGTGCAAAGATAGGCAAGCTGCTGGCGCGGATCCTGTTCCCACAATGGAGAGTTACGCACTCCGGCTTGCGCCATACTGATGGTAAGCTCACGGGGTTCTGCTTCTCCTTTAAGAACTGCTGACACAGTTACCGTCAGATTCGGTGATTTATCTGTTTTGCCGTTAACATTCGACCAGTCACCGCTCCAGCGATAATTCAGGCGTGTCGCTAGCAGGCTGGAAGAGGATACGACCGCGTTTACCAACTGTGCTTCGTAGCCTAACGTTCCGTTTACCACATGCGTTTTCTGCGCCACGGCGAAAGGATTCATTCCCCACTGTGCCGCCTGCATGGTCACCGCCAGACAATCGGCAGGTTTGCCTTCAAGATGTTTCGGTACAGTCGCTTTGCTTTGTGACATCAACTCCGCGAAACGCACCAGTTGATTCATGCCCTCCGGGCTGAAGATTGCCGCAGCAGTACCTACAGTTGCGCCTGGTTGTGATGTGATTGCGATATCATTGCTCATACGTACATATCCTGTTTACGTGCCCAGTCAGGGCGTTTAATAATTTCCACTCCGCCCCACTCATCGTTGATGCGGCATTCGTGATAGGTATTCAGATCCCGGCGGAACAGAGCGTGCCCGGCATCGACATCCGGCGCATCCAGCTCGAACACGCGTACCGGATACCGACCACAATCAATGCTTTCGCTCACGGCAAGAAAGAAAAAACCATGCGGCTGACCAGTAACCTTCATTGCGCCTTCGCGGTACATTGCGTCCTGCACGTGGTAGCGGAATTCCTCGATGTGGCGTGCAAAACGGTCCATATCTGCAACCTTTTTCACGTCGACGATCACGTTGTGCTCGTTCAGCCATTTGTCTGGACGAATTCGGCACAACTCACCCGTATCTTCATCGTTCCAGTACATTGATGCTTCGCAGTAACCAGGTGCTTCCAACATCCAGCGTGCCGCTGGGTGAGCCATTGCGCTATCACGCATCAGCTCCAGTTTTCGCCACTGCTCTGCATCAAGTACCGAAATCCCCATATCCGCTACATCACGAAGAAATGCTTCTTCGTCAGCTTTACCTTGTTTCGTCCGACGATCGAACTTTGGTGAAACAATGAAGCGTTTGTCGAATTCTCCAGGTTCCAGAAGCAGACAGTGCAATGCAGTTCCCATATCTAGTGCAGACTTTTTCTCTTCGTCTTCTGGTGCTGCCTGAACCCATTTGAGAAGCGCCGGATTCTTGGCAACCATGTCCAGTTGCGACTTACTCACGCCGTCACCGGCGTGGTAGTCTTCGTTGCTGATGTCGAAATAAATTCCCGGTTTCATGCCGCGTCCCTCTGTCCATCAAGCTGATCTGCCAGATCCCAGCGGGCGATAATTGCCATTGCCTCTCGCCGATAGGCATCCATCAGTTCTTCGAACTCAGGGCTGTCTTTAGCAGCCTCCAGTACTTCCTGACGAACGCCTTTGCCTGTTACAACGTCGAAAGTTGAGGACAGTTGATGAAGTCGGATGCTCTCAATCAGTTCAACTTGTCGGTCATATAGCTGTTCTGACAGGCGGTAGTCCTTGTCGAATGCCAGCATGATTTTTTGAAGATTTTTCTGCTGATTAACGTTCATTATCAGCCCTCCCATATCTCGTTATCGTTGGCCACATCGCGAGCTTCTTTGCTGACGAAAGCCCACTTAATGCCTTCCTGTAAGGTGCGGAATTTCCAGCTCATGAATCCGCATGCAGTAACGCAGTACCAACCGTTGATGATTTTCCACTGCATAACTTGTTATCTCGGTCTGTTACCGTTGAGGTAATAATTATGCGTATCTGGTTTGATGTCAATAGATATGAGTTGAAAAAATTACCTATTAGGTAATCGAACAGGCAATAAAAAAGCCGCCAGAAGGCGGCTTACTTACTGAAAAATATGATTTTATTGTTTGTTTTTTTCGTTCTGGTTGATGACAAATTCAATGTAACTTTCGATCTTTGCTTTCTCGGTTTCGGGTAACAATGCGTAGCGCGAGCGGTCATAGTTGATGGTCGCAGGGTCGTGCGGGTGAATCAGTAATTCATAGCCGTGACGCCCGAATGCGGATGCAACATTCTCCAGGGTGGAAATGGAAACGCTGACCTCATTGTTTAACAGGCGGCTGATTGTCACCTGGGCGACGCCGGATGCACGGTGAAGTTTTCCCTGTGTTGAAAGGTCGCGGCTTTCGCTCATCCAGCGTTCCAGGTTGTGAGCCGCCAGTTGACCAATGTCGCTTGGTCCGACAGGCTGAAAACCTTCCTGAGAAAGCGAGCGATCGATATCAAGCCAGTTACGGGGTTTATTGGCGGCAGCTTCAATTTTTCGCGCAACCTGGTCGCCGATAACCTTCTTGCCAAGAGCCCAGCGGTTTACCAGATTTGCCTGAGTTCCAAGTTTTTCTGCCATCCGCGTCTGAACACCATTGAATTCACGGTCGATCAAGTCGTTGAGATTTTGCCTGCGGACGTCCTGGATACTTTTCATTTTCTGGAAAATCGCCTCATATATGAATCAGTAGATGATTCAATTTAAAGCAATATTACCCAACAGGTAAATGCACCTCATAGGTAACTATCCTTGATTTTTGTTACCTTATGGGTGAATATTTATTATCTGAAATAAATATCAGGCAATAGCTATGAGCGATAACGGACATTTCGATTTCAAAAAGCACTGGCTTGCACTTACTCCGGATGAGCGTGAAGCCTTCGCACAGGAAGCCGGAACGACGAGTCACTATATCCAGACTCACTTAACAGGCAAGCGCAAAATGCCAGGTAAGGTATTGATGAATGGGCTTTTTAAAGCCTGTAAAACAAGACAATGGCTGCGCTCAAAAGCAGAACTGGCATACTTCTTCTACTCATGATATCCATCCACAACCCTCTGTAGACCGCCATCCGGCGGTCTTTTCATATCTATTCGTACCTCAAAGGTAATAAAAAACCAAATCTGGTTGATCAAATTTTCCAATTGTGCAAAATAGCCAATATCAATAACAAAAAGGGGCGGAAAAATTGAAGATAGTAACCAGAATGGAGGCCGCAAAAGCCGGGTTAAATCGCTATTTCACAGGAAAGCGGTGCCGTCACGGCCATCTCTCTGAAAGGTATGTTCTGAACGGAACATGTGTTGAATGTGCAATGAATAGCGCCAACCGCCATCGTAATGAATTTGCTTGTGCACTAAAGAGTGCAAGAGGGGAAACCTATGGCAAGCAGCTGGATTAAGGTTGAAGTTATCACTCCTGATAAACCTGAAATTTTTCAGATAGCAGAAATTCTGGGTATTGATCCAGATGCTGTTCTTGGAAAGCTGGTTCGTATATGGGCATGGGCTGACCAGCAAACAATAGACGGTAACGCTGGCAGCGTTACAAAAGGAGTACTTGATAGACTCGCTTTTATTACAGGATTTGCTGACGCCCTCATTAGCGTCGGATGGCTTGCTTATCATGACGGCAAACTAATTCTTCCAAACTTTGAGCGACACAATGGAGAATCATCGAAAAAACGTGCACTTACGAATAGAAGAGTGGCAGAGCATCGAAAACGAGTAACGCAAAAAGTAACGCCAACAGCGTTACAAAAGGAGTTACCAGAGGAAGAGGAAGAGGAAGATATATATAAAACCCCACACATAGCACACGCGCGCGAGAGTGATCCGACCAGTGAAGCGAACGGTACGCCGTTGCAGGTGGCAGAACCTGCATTTCTGGATGGCCTGAGTGAACCTATTGGGAAATTTCCGATGACCGATGGCTGGCATCCGTCGCCGGATTTTCGACGGCGTGCTGCGCTGTGGGGAACGGCCCTGCCGGAACCGGAATTTACACCTGCTGAACTTGCTGCATTCCGGGATTACTGGATGGCTGAGGGCAAAGTGTTCACGCAGGTTCAGTGGGAACAAAAATTCGCCAGGCACGTAAATCATATCAGGGGAAAATCAAAAAACGTCGGGAAAAGCGATGAGCTTGACTGGAATAACACTGACTGGATAGAAGGGGTGTGGGATGAAATCAACTCCAGAACTTCTCAATGAGTACGATCGCTTACGTGAGCATGGTGTTGCTGTGCATGAAGAGCGGCGTGACAGCAATGGCAAAAAGGAGCAGGTCGCTAGAATTTTCAATGAACTATTTGTCCAGTTACAGGCTGCATTTCCTGCAAGCGTTTCGACCATAAGGGAGCAGAACAAACTTAATGAATTCCGTAAGCAATGGATGCTTGCGTTTCTGGAGAATGGGATCACTACAATGGAACAGGTTAACGCTGGTATGCGCCACGCCCGCGCCAGTGAGTCTCCGTTCTGGCCGTCGCCAGGGCAATTCATCAAGTGGTGTAAAGACAGCAAGATGGTTCTTGGCGTCACCATTGACGATGTGATGGCGGAGTTTCACCGGTACAGCAAGGAAAAAAGTTTATATCCTGGTGGTCCCGAAAGATTCCCGTGGCGGCATCCGGTTATGTACTGGGTCGTATGTGATACCCGCCGTGCAATGTATCAGCGCCAGCTTAGCGAGATTGAGGTTGAGAAACACGCGCGCAGGCTGCTCGATGATTGGGCGAAAAAGGTGGCTTCCGGACAGCAGATACCCGATCCGGTGATCAGCATACAGGCAAAGCCAGAACCCATGAGTACGCCTCCGGACACAGGGAGAGACGTTTACCACCCGCCAGGGCGAAGTTTCGGGTGCATGCCTAACGCCGCCACCCTGGGGGGAATAACACCGGCGCAGTGGCTGATGGAGGAATACAGGCGGGGAAAGGCGGCAGGATTTATCAAGTAATACCAGCGCGATAGCGCATTTTTTTATGTCTTGATAGTTACCTGTTGGGTAACAAAATATTCTAAACTCTATTGATTTCGTGTCTTATGTGGTTTTTAATTACCTCAGAGGTAAATCATGAGAAAACAGATACAGGCTCTTGGTCGACTCAAAACAGGCCAGATGAACAAAACAGAATCTGCGTATTGCCAGCACCTTGAGATGCGTAAACGTGCAGGAGAAATCGTCTGGTATCGATTTGAGGGTATCAAGCTGCGGTTAGCTGACAACACGTTCTATACGCCCGATTTTGCTGTGATGCTCGCCACCGGCGAGATGGAGCTGCACGAAGTGAAAGGGGGATTCTGGACCGACGACGCCAGGGTGAAAACCAAAGTCGCCGCAGATCAGTATCCGTTCCGAATCATCGGGGTAACGGTTAAACCAAAGAAAGCAGGTGGTGGCTGGAACATCGAAGAGTTCTGAATCGACGATCTTTTTAGTTATCAATGTAATCAATAAGTTATGTGGATAAGCGAGGGTAAAGATGGAAAGTAATATCAAAGGGTTAGTTGCCGACGGGCATGAGATGGCTTCGGAACTGAAAGCAGAATGTGGTGCCGTTGATATGCGCAGTGTGGCAAAGCTGCTCAGCGATTTGGCAACGCAACTGGAAGTGCAACTGGTGCGTGCTAATGCGCTGGCTGTGGAGAATGCGGGGCTGAAGTCTGGCGCTATGGGCGAAATCAAGGTTATCAACCGTGGAGGTCAGGCATATTGCGTAAAAGATGGAGTGCAAGTTAATCCCATGTATGCAAGAGGGTGGAATGACTATCGCGCAAAGTCTCTGCAATCAGACACCCCAGCCACCGACGCATTCCTGGCTGAAGTACGGGCGCAGGGGGTGGATGCTGCTATAGAAGCTGCAAAAAATCTGGTGGCCCAAGAATATGAGTATAAGGATTTCAAAGCGGCGCAGAGTGATTGCTGTATGCACCCTGGTTCAGACCTGGTAGGGAAGGTTGAAATGACTGAGTGGTTAGTTGACTTTGCTGCCCAGCTTCGCAAAGGAGGCAACCAGTGAGCGAAATTAATTACCAGGCATTGCGTGAGATAGCAAAAAAGGCAACACAAGGCGAATGGGTCGCATTTATTTCGCCGGGCAAATACGGCACGTACGCCGTACACACACCAGGTGATAATCATCACGGAGATATTGTCGACTGGCCAGGATTCGACGAACAGAAGAACGCAGAGAACAACGCTCGTTATATCGCAGCTTTCAACCCTGAAGTAGTACAGGCACTACTGGACGAACGGGAAAGAAACCAGCAATACATCAAACGCCGCGACCAGGAGAACGAGGATATTGCGCTTACGGTAGGGAAGCTGCGCGTTGAGCTGGAAGCTGCAGAGAAGCGCATTGCAGAACTGGAAGCCGAACCTGTAAGCCAAACTTACAAGTTGAACGAGCTGTCGGGCAACTATCCGGTAACTCCGGATGGTTGGATAAGCTGTAGTGAGCGAATGCCCGCTCAAGATGATTGGATTTTAATTTATTCAAAGCACGGCGAG